TGGGTTTTGACTTGGCTTTCTGCTACAAGGTAGGCACCCGTAGTGCTTGGTTCGGAAACCAAGTCAAAGCAGAGAAGCTGGAAGTCGTCTTCCACCATGGTTGTTCCGCCTTCTTGGCGAGTAGATCCTAGCCCTCGGCTGGAAATGCCCAGTTGGACTCCGCCAGTGACTAGTTGCTTGGCGATTTGTCCGGCTGGGGTTTCTAGAATTTTCATCTTGCCCATGACGTCATCACCCTTCCACCACACTTCGGTAACGAGATGACTGGCATTCTTGAGTTCCACTACGGAACTATCTGGGTGATCCAGTTCTCCGATGGCTCTACCCTCTTTTACGAGTTTCTGGTAGTTTTTCATTTCCCGCTCCAGAATGGGTTTGGGATAAATGCGTCCATTGCCGTTCTTCTTGCCTGCGGCTTGGATTTTGCCGGCTACAATGAGGTGAGTACCATCGCGATTGCCGTCACGCTCCTCTTCGGTGAGAAGATCATCGCTGTAATCTAAATTCATAAACTCTTGTAGTACATATTTTTTATTCATGGCTCAAGCTCCCTATATCATTAAGTAGGTTTTCAATGTCGTTCTCGTACTGTTTACCTTCATCTGTTACAGGATTCCAGGCATCTAAGGTATCCTGAAGCTTCTGTTGGATACGAGGCACATCCACCACTATCTCATCGGATGACTGGGCTTCTTTGCGACCAGTAGGCCACGAAAAGGGTAGTCCGCCAGGTCCGGTACTCGCCGTGGCGATCACTTCCTGTATCATCTTTCTTAAGTAGTTTTTGTCTATTTTCATTGTTCTCCTGAGAGTGCGGGCGCTACCCGCACGGTACAACTACCCCTGCAACAGTGTGCGACTGGTCTCAGCATCCACTTTTGCGTCCACATCCCTACTAATTCGGTATTCATGCTGGAATCCTCCGTCCGATATGAGCATACATAACGCATAAGATGTTCCAGCAGATAAACAACCCATAAGGAGTGCATTAATCAAAGAAACATCAAATGTAAATAGTTCTGTAAATGGGTTTAGGATTAGAAGAAGTACACCCACCCAAAAACCTATACACATAGGGCAATGAAAAAAATACGATTTAGGTCGAAATGAGGCGAGAGCCCTGGAGTATACCAGTATTTGTGTTGCCCCATAGCTACAGAGAACAAAATAAAGAAGGTGTTTAATAGAGGTATCCATATCCTGCAAACGTATAGTTTGGGTTAACCCGTTGGGCTTTGGGATTATCCTGATAAGGGGGGATTTGTTCCCAAGCAGTTGTCTCATCGGGAGGTGGGTCAGTGAAATTATCTTCAATATTCTCATCGTATTCTTGGGCTTGCATTTCATCCGCGCTAGTCTGCCGGATATATTTTTCCACCTGAAGCAACAATGCCTGAAGGGGGTTCACCTTATCAGTTGTAGGATATACTGCCTCCATCACTCCGAACCGAGCACCAGAGCGTGGGGCTTCGGGACCTAAAATACCACCCTTAAACAGCGCATACATCAATGATTTCTGATATTCATAGGTATCTCTCTCTACATATGGCTTGGGCATCGTAATAATCTTCCGAGTCTCGGGGACGATTACAATATCAATAAATTCATGGTCATTTATCAAAAGATTTCCATCCACTGAGCGTCGAATTTCTAGCCGGACCTGGGCTTGGGGTGGACCTGTCTGTTGGGGTGGCTCTCCTATCTTGATTTTAATTGTCATTAGAATATTCTCGCACTAGCCCTTGAACCTTGAGTATGTTCACCAATTCCGCTTCGCTCACGGCCGATATATTAATTTTTCCCAACTTCTGCAAAACTTTATTCGTCGATTCATACATCATTTCGTCATCTTTTACTTCGTTCATCTCCAAGGACTCTCTTACCAGCGCATCTAAACGTTTGAGTTCCCCCAGCAGATACACAGAGAAGTCAGCCCGAGTGTTTTCGTTCAAAGTCACAAACCTATTAAGTAGGACTTTCTGCTCGGGGAGAAGGGTCTCATATTTTTGATTATAATTATCGGTGAAGCTCTTTAAAACTAGCCCATCTACAGGCTGCATTTGAGGACCGGAGACCCCAGGGGAGGTCATGCCGTGAAGGATGTGCTTCTCCATTAAGACCCTCTGCTTAATGGGAGTTTTTCGATTAAAGACCTGGGCAATAGTAGCGAAAGATCTATAATTGGGAACAAAATTAGAGTAGATATCCGACGTTAACTCGGCATTAATAGTTTTAATCAGCCGAGATTGCTCAGTAAAAATTTTCTGAGTGTTTAGCTTTTGATGCGTACTCTTGGCGTGAAAAATTAACTTTTCGGCTGTATACATGTCAAGTTCACATGTCTCGGTCAAAGATCTAAAACAATCTAATTCTGTAAACAGGACGGAGCCCTTATGAAAATGTTCCTTGATGATGTCCTTAATTTTCTGGGTTTGGGTGGGGTTGGACGACACGATAGACTTCGTAAGCTCCCGCACCAAGCTCTCAAATAAAAACGCCGTGTTTCTCTTTTTATTATGCTTTGTTTTCATTGTTTAGTTCCAATTGTTCAATCAATCTCCTAATATCACTTTCAGTTTGAAATATGGTATTTTCATCCTGGCGGAAGCCTTCCCCTACAACCCCGTTGGCTAAGGGTTTCATTTGTCCACTCCACCCTTTAAATATATTTCTCTCCGAGGATGAGGCTAAATTATTTCCGGCCGATGACAAATAACTTCTTTTGCGAGCGCCGGCTTTCCATTTTTTATTGACTACTGGTGTGTAATCATCTCGCTGGGCTGGTTCCGGTTCAGACAGAAGCGGTCCTTCGTCCTCCTCAGGTTCTGCGGGCTCTTCCGTGGTATCCAGAGCGGGCGCTTCTTCGCCCATATCGTCCCCAAGCGGTGGTGCTTCGGCAGCTTCTGGGGCTGCCGCGGATTCAAGCTCTGAAGCTAATTGGGCGTCTCCAAACTGCTCAATTTGCACCCTTTCAATTTCTTCCGCCGAAAGTTTGAATACATGTTCGTAAACCCAGTGCTTTGAAAAATAACCTTGGGTGGCAGCGGCAGCAATGTCAAACTTAGTGCGCAAATGCTCAAGCTCTTGGAGTTCAGCAATCTTAGACGGATTATTTAAGGAGAGTTTAAATGACAGTAAATCTCCATCTCTATATCCCAAGGTGAAAAGATGTATAATACACATCTTCTCCAATTCGGCGATAATTACTCGCTGGTTTCTTTGAATGGTACGAGCAAAACGAATATCCTTTTGTGCAAGAGTAGTTTTATCCTCAATGGCATCAGTCTGGGCGAGATAAGCCTTGGGTACTTTAAGGGCGGAAAACAACTTGTCGCGCAAATAGTTAACATCGTCGATATCGCCAGTAAACTGTCCGCCGGCCAGGGTATCAATACGGGTATTGTTGCTAGATCCGCGCACCGGGATATAATAATCTTCGTCTACGCTCATGGCATTGTAGCGGAGATCTACCCGACCCGTATCCGCGTCAACTACCTGATTCCGCTTCATTTGGGTTTTGACTTGCTCCATATATTGTTCTACGTCTTCCGCTGGTATATTGCCCACATCGATATAGAAAACTCGTCTTTCGGGGGATCTTACCACTCGGTAAGCCATCATAGCATCTTCCAGTAAGACGAGTTGTCGCCAAATTCTTCGTGCGGGCTCTAACACAGAAGTCCCATAGGGGACATATTTATCGTTTCCGAGAAGCCTAAAGTGGGAGATCTGCCAATTTTCAAATGTCACCCCCTCATTACCTTCCGCCCCTTGCCAAAAGTATTGGATATAATTAGGGTTGGTGGGATCAGTTCCCTCGATGCGCTCAACCTCTCGAACGGGAAGGGGAATCACATTAGTAACACCCAATTTTTCATCCAGATCTAAATATAAGTAATAGTCCCCATACTTACACATACTACGCGACCACCCAAACAAGTTAGCTTCTACGTTCAATACGCTGTATAGATATACTTGTATAATATCTTTAATCTCTCGGTTATGACAATCTACTTCAACCATGGGGTTAAAAATAGTAGAAGTAGTTATTTCGTCGGCGTAAATATCTAATGCGGAAGCAATTTCCGGCATATACTCCATCTGATCAAAGTCCGTGTAACGTACCTGCTTGTTCCTCTGGTAGAGGACTTTATTACTTAACTCGCCAAAAGGGTTATAATATTCTTTTTTCTTAAATTCTTTCCCGGTGTTAGTCGTGAAAGTATATTTTGTGACGTCCCTGCGGTCTCCTTTTACTACTGCTGGATTATCGTAAGAGACTATAGGTCCGCTGAACAGCCTGGTTAAACGCCGAAAAAGTGTCGAATCGTTGTTCCTTGGGTTGTTGTTTGAGTTATCTGCTGCCATTTTTTATCCTTTAATAATCCAAGTAAGGTCGTGAAGTTTTCCATCAGTTCCAGTGAAGGTTCGATCCGTTGGGCGGGTTCTATATCCAGTCTGCCCTTCAATTTTAGTATCTAACACTGTCTTACTTGATGATATACCCCCCAGTAATGCCTTTTTATATTCTACCTCTTTTTTGTTGACCGTTAAAGCGGTATCTCTTACCCAGCAGCCAATACTGGCACCAATAACCAAATCATCATTATAACTCCTCATTGCCTGCGGTCGGCCATTATGCCATATAAATGTTTTAATCTCATTTGCCAACCTCATTGAATTAATAGTAATTAGTTTATTTCTCACGAATTCTTCAAATTTAGAAATTACTAATGGCCTTGTCTTCATCGACATGGTGAATCCGGGCACCCCACCCATAGCATTGGCGGTTAACTCATCCACATATTCATGGGTAGATTTGATGCTATAATAAAGATTTGGATAGGGCATTTCTTGCAATCTAGATAAAACACCAATGCCTAAAGAATTATTTTCTATAACTAATAGTCCCGAATTATATTCAGTGCCAATAGAGAACAAAAGCGGGGCAAACATGTCGGTCGTAATTTTGCCTTGGTATTCTGCCACTTGTGTCATTGCTTGGATATCAAAAACCTGAACAACACTAAAATCTGAGCCGTCTCCTCGCGCTACATCCGCCACTAATAGATATTCTCGGTTGGGTACGGGCTCCTCCCATATCCAATAATTCCTATCAAACCCCGTGCGGTGTTTTGGTTCACAGGTATTTTTCAAAATTAAATTAAGGTCATCCCCGTGGATAACAGTTTCCCCCGAAGCATTGAAATTACACTCAAGTTCTTGCGCAATTTCTCTCCGCGACATGTTTCTGGTTTCTTTTTCGAACCACTTTTGGTCTCGTTCCGGGTGAACTGCCCAAGGCAGCTTAATTGTATAGAAGTCATTTTTTTCTTCTTCGGCTTCGGTGTAAGTCTTGTGAAACCAGTTTCCTACGCCATTAGGAGTGGACAACGCAATACACCGCCCACCTGTTGACAGTGTTGGGTAGAGCCCAGCCCACAGTTCTTCCATTCCTTCAACAAAGGCTGCCTCGTCCACCACCAATAAGGAAAGGGCCTCCGAACGACCTGCATCGCCTGTAGTAGAGGAAGCCTTCACCTGGGAGCCGTTCGTTAATTCGAAAGAGGTTCTGTTATCGACCTTGATGCTAGCTATCTTAAGCCAGTCCGGCAAATGTCTATGAATTGCTTTTATTTTCTTCACTAAATTAGTGGCTGTCTGAAGCTTGGTTGCTACTACTAAAACGTTCTTATCGCGGTGAAAAAGCATCATCCAACACACATATGCTGCGACGGTAGTTGAAATTCCCAACTGCCGGGCCTTCAAGATGACACTAAACCGATTTTCCTTAAAATCCTCTATAGCCTCCTCTTGAAACTTATACATGTCAAAAGGAATTAGCCCCCGCATAGGGTGAGAAATTTGGGCGTAATTGTTGCAGAAAAAAATTGGGTCCTTGCCACAACGAATAATCGTGGCCATCATTTCTTTCTTGGTAGCGGGCATTAAGCCTCCGGAGTGTCGGGGTGCTTGGGGGCTTTGTCGTTAGACGGTTTCTTGTCGGTTGACAGTTCTAAGAAGTCTTTAAATTGTTTTTCAAAGCTCTTGTCAATTGATCTGTCCGATATTTTTCTCACCGAGGTCACATCCCCTAGACCGCCGACCTCATACTGTTGAGTTGCCGTGACCCAACTATGTACCCTGGAGGTAGTCTCAACAAGAATATCTGGTTCTCCCTGTTTGCTGAGATTGACACTTTCCTTTGTTATCTTTTTATACTCTTTTTTAAGAAACTTGGCAATATCTGCAAATTTTCGATCAATTTCGTTCTCAAATTTATTGCGAGGATGAAGTTCTTCTAAGCGCATCTCGCTCTGATAAGTTACCATCATTTTATTAGCAGCAAAGCGCACCTTAAAGCCGTCTATGACCCGGCTGTCTAAGATGGGGTGCCCTTCTTCACGTTTTAAACCGATCTCCACATCCGGGTCATACGAATCGTATCCGTTTGCAGCAGCTTGATTCAATCCTCTAATTATATCCACCACCGTAGCCATTTATTTTCTCCTCTTTGAAAGTCAATCTTTTTTGTTCAGGATGTCTGGTCGCCAGCCACTTAGCCACTTTTTTTCATAAAATGGATTAGGCATATACTTGACATGACATTCATAACAGCACTGAAACCTATTCATATATAGGTCATCTTTGATGGAAAACGAATATGTTTTACATACCGGACAGGTTCTAGAAACTGTATCCCTGTTCTTTTTCTTAGATTTGTTAGTTTTTTTATATTTCACCTGTTCAAGGTAGGCTTTCTCTTTATCCTCGGTCCAACTATCTCTAAAGTCTTGTACCGTCTCTTTACCGTACTTTTCGGCAATTGCTTTTTCTACGGCAGCAATATAATTAGGGTCTTGTTTCATTGCGGATAAACCGCATGAACAATCCCGATAGACATTCCTACTCCGACTACCAAACCAGTGAGAAGCCCAAGAGTTCCACGATTTCTGCTAAACCAAGAATTGTTTTTGAGAATAACTTCTTCTAGTTTTTTGGCTTCCTTCTCGTAGATTTCTTTTTGTTTCGCACAAACCCGCTTATCTACTGAGCATTCTCCCAATAAGGCGTTGGTGTCAATTTTATTTTCCAATATTTTCCGGAAATCTTCTTCGCTGAGAAGGATGCCGATGTAGGTGTCGCCCTCTTGTTCAACAGAGGCTGGGCGTGGATCAAAAACGGTGACTTCTGCCGCTGCGGCGCTAAGTGAAAAGCATAAAATTAATGCTACTAGTCTTTTCATTTTACTTCAAGAACTTTTTCAGTCCCTCAATTCTTTTCGTCGGGCGCTTAAGCCCGCTGACCAAGGTATAGGTGACAAGCTTATCTCTCTTGTTGTCCTCGTAGATGCCTCTGTGAATAATGGCTCCGCCGGTCAGCGTAGCCAAGGTATCAAACCCGAACTCGATACTATCCATCAATCCGACAGTCTCTTCAAAAATTTCCTCGCCGCCGACGACAATGCAGGCTGCTCCTGATGCCGTGGTTAGATCAAAGCCTTCTGCCAGAAGTGTCTTTTCAAGGTTTTTCTTTAAAGCATTCGAGATAGCTGTTTCACTCTCCACATCTTTAACGCTGGTAACTCCCATAATCATACACCCGGATTGACTCATAATGCTATCATAATCCGTGGGGTCGAACGCTGTATATTCTGAATCTTGGTTTGCCAGCACGTTAAAAACATGGAACAATCCGGCAACGGTATTGTTTATCGTTGTCCAGAACTTCTTCACCGTGAGTTTGGGATAAAGCTTCTTGATCTTTTCGTTATCCACCATAATGAGGGGGGCGATCTTTCCTTTTTCTGCGAGTTCGCACAGTTGGGTGATGCGACTATGGGCATTCTTGGCTACAGTTGGAGAAGCAGATTCGCCAGCGGTAGGCAGCGACGCTACTACACCGACACGCTTGTCCACGTCCTCCACACCAATATAAGTGAAATATTTCTTCGCTACCTTGATGAGGGTGTTGACTGTTCCGCCGCCGGAGCCGCCTGAAACTCCAAGGCATATCAAGATGCGATCCACATTGTTACCGAAAACCTCACGGAAGATATTAAATACCTCCTGTTCTTTCCGCTCGATAGCGGCTTGGGCTTTGGCTTGGTCTTTGCCGGCACCTTGGTCGCCGTGTTCATCTACGAGGAATTTCTGATTGTCGGGTAGATCCAGCCCGTTTAAATCCGAGCGCGCTGTATTGACTACAACCGTCTTGGTGTAACCCATATCATAAAACGCTTTAGCCATGCGGCCGCCGCCTTGGCCTGCGCCAACAATAGCATAGGTGAGAGCCCCGCCGGATTGGTCTTCGACGGCTTCCTCTTCTTCGTTTAGGTCGGGATCGTAATCCTCAATGTCTAGTGTAGGAATGTCTACCATTTTTCTAATCTCCTCAAATGTCTAATTCCTTATGAAGTCTAATCAAAGCCTTCAATCGTTCTTCTCGGTCGTCTATTTTTCGTGTATCTTCCAAACGACTTTTGAAGATATCCTTGATTGCTCCAATGTTATCTTTTTCCAGTCTACCACGCAACTCATTTTCCTTTAAGGCTGCGGTGGCTTCTGTTTTTATTGCTTCCAAATAATCTATTTTATCGTCCGCTGGTTTTAGCAGGCGGTAAAAATAAATTAAAAGTGCGCCGAGAAAAATAATCCCGAGCACCACTTTCCACCAAAGTTCTTTGGCTTTGTACCAGAGCCACTTCATCAACCATGCTTCCATTTAGCCGCTATGTCGGCTGCTCCTTGGAGCCCGATGTAGGCTAGAGATACAGCAACCCAGTCGCTGCTGGCTAAAGAACCCATCGCCAAGAAAGCGGTGGACGTCATCCATACCATTAATTTTCGTGATGCCCATTTTCCGAGCCATTGGTCTAGTTTTTCGTGCATATCTACAGACCTCCTTTATAGGTATAAGTAGTCTGTAGCAGGATTATTAGTCCTTCTTTTGCTGTCGCCCAATTGCATTTCCAAGAGCCGTTACGGCTTTCAAGAAATCAGGAGAATCTATTCCCTTGGGCGCAGTCATTTGATAAACATTGGTCATTTGGGTGCCGGGGTTCGCAATATAGGTTCCCGACCAACGGTGATGACCGTCCAGAATTTTATACTTCTCTGGACCGCCAAAGACATATCCTCCAAACTTCGGGACGCCTCCGCTTAACGCAAACATAAGAGATTTGGCCACTTGAACATTCTTTTGTGTGGGCACCATATTTGAAACTGCCATGGTTCCATTGGGGTTTACGGCTGCTTTATCGTCGCCCTTCTGTCCGTCTATACCCTTGCTGCCAGCAGATAGATATGCTTTAGCCAATGGAGTGTCCTTTTTAAGTTCGCCGGGCTTCGGGTACATTGCTGGGTTGTCCTCGTGAAGTTTTGCGAGTTTCATCCAACGCCGCAGGACCGCTTCGTCCTTCCGGTTGGCAGCAGCCTCTTCTTTGCCGCCGCCCAAAGCCGCCTTAAGCTCTTCCCAGGAAGAAAATTGTTTTCCCTTAATTGTATACTTCGGGGTCAACTCAATGGCTGTCTCATCGCTGTCATCAAGATAGTCTGCCACTGTTTCAACGTCACCCTTTTCCAAAGCAGGCATCTCGGACTTCGCCATACCAGCCTCTGGTAGAGCCGCCCCTACTTCGCCAATTCTTTTCTGAAGAGTGGCTGCGTCACCAAATTGTTTGGCTGCCACCTGGGCTAGTTCTGTTGCAAACTGTGCGCGGCTAGGATCCCCCTTTTCTCCTCGGGGGTCCGTCTTAAGTCCTTTTCCTTTAACAAACTGAAGCGCATCAAACTCTTCTCCCGCTTCTGCTGCCGCTTGAGCACCAGATTGATAGAAGTCTGCGAACATCTGAACGTGCGGTCCATCTTGCCCTGAGAAAATTAACTCCCCAAGGTTTGCCGGGGCTTGGGCGATATTGAGGTTCCAGGGAATCGCTCCCCCCTGTTCTGCTGCGGGCTCCTCTTGCGGGGCTTCTGCCTCGGCAGCACCTTCAGCGCCTGCAACGGCGGGAGCCTCATCTTGTTCCTGTAAGACTTTCCGAACTCTGCGAACTGCTTCGCTTAACATGCGTTTATTAACCTTCATGGATTATCTCCCTCCGACGGACTATGAATAAATAGTATTCCTAATGTCTTTTAGCCCTCTTATGTATCTCAACCAAGGCGGCCGCAACTCGTAATTCTTTTCCCTCGTAAATAATGGTTGCAACTTTCTCCCAAGTGTGGTATTCTTTTAGGAGACCTATCTTCCATCCTTCGGCATCTGCGCCCGTGTATTTAAATCTCACAAGGTCGCCTGCTCTCATTATAAATCCCACTCACTATCCCACACATTTTCATCTTTTTTTTGTTCGCCGTCGTTTTCTCGGAGCGAGTCTATAATAGATAGTGCGGTAGGGAGCCCAAGTATCGTGGAGAGTAGCAGTCCGCTGATGTATGGATTAAGCTCCATGAACCAGTCTAGGAAAGGCACCGAGGCTTACTTTTCGCCGAAAGCTAGGCGAATATAATCTATCACGAATAGAGCCTGCTCTACACTAAGAAGATTCTTCCAGGCTGGCATCCGCCCTTTACCCTCAAAAATACTTTGGAGCAACTCCCCATCCGTCTTAGCTAGTCTGGTTTTGTCATTCACAAAGTCTGCTCCCAACCCCTGGAGTCCTCGTCCGTCATAGCCATGACACGACGTGCAGTACATTATATAAATTCGTTCGCCGGGGTGTCTTGCGGCGTCATGCTTGTCCACGTCTGGTATTCCCGCATCAGGCGGGGTAGACTGAGAGCACCCGATCAGGGTGAGGAGGATTAGCTTTTTCATTTTTCACTCAAATGTAACTTGCCCCGCATATGGGCAAATATAAAATTCAACCAACAAGGCTTTGGTAATTGCTTCCGCCAGTTCTTTTTTCTCTTCGGGGCTCAATTTACAATTAGATGTTTGAGCCAAGACTTTTTCTATGTTCTTACTGATTGACATTTTCTTTTGTTGCCTTCAAAATTTTAGCCGGGATGTGTGTCTCGCCTTTATCAATCGCTTTTTGTAATCTGTGGTTTCCATCAAGGATACTCTGGAACTTTCCGTCTTTCGCTGTCACGATTATTGGAAAGGATAAATCTGCTTTCTCTTTTCTGTCGGGCTCAGTAGTAGTTCTGCGAAGATGAGCTAGGGAAGCAACCTCTAGTGGAATGACTGGCTCGTCACGCAGGTCTTCTAGGACTTCTTGTATCGTTGTCCTGTTTCCTTGCTCGTCTTCCCAGTAGGTTTGTTCCCAGCTATTACTGACTGACATAAGCATACCCATCTTGACGTTCAATGTCAATAGTCATATCGGCAATATCTTTGAGACTATCCAAGTGAGTAATCAAAAGCACAGTCTTGTAGTAGCCCTTAATCATTTCCATCACTCGCATAAAGCCTTCAAGGTTTTCGGCGTCCAACGCTGTGC